TGTCAGAAGCCGACATTATGTATGATAGCTGGAAACAATACCTTGGTTCAGCAAATTTGAATGATCCAGGTCTTCAAGAATTTTTACAGCATATTGATGAATTTAAGGAAATTGATATTTCTAATAAACTAAATGAAATCAAAGAAAGAGTTAAAGAGTGTAAAATGTGTCATTGTGCATTCACGAAGACAGTCGATGCTATGAAAAAACGAGTTGCTGGAAATAACTATTCAGAAACAAACGATACAGTCTCAATCACAATAAAGGATGAAGAACGAAAACTTGTCATTGAAGTTTCTGTTAAATCTAGTAATGGTTTATTTTCATCAAGTAAATCCGTATTTTGCCGGAAAGTTACTATATGCAAGGAAAACAAAGAATCTATTTTTTCCTTGAAGGGGGTAACGAACGTTTTAACAGCCGCATTTGATACAGGTTGTTACATATCAAGAACGTCAGAAAACTGTCTAATATCTACTTAAATATCATCAAAGTTTGTAGTCCATTCATCTGCGTCTCCATCCTCTTCTGTGGTAGCAGCACCTCCTACGGAAGTCACATGAGCAGAACCGGTAATACCGACGTCCAAAGAAAACTCTATTCCTTCTGACGTTGGTACAAGGCCTAGTCGTTCCAGTTGAGAAGCCGCTTGCGACGAATATTTCAATACAATTTCCATAATTTTGCACATACTCGAGGACGGATCTCTCTTAGTGACAAGAAGATAGTCATGGACGGTGACCCAATTTCTCGATCGATTGCCCTTTTTCATTCTACCTGGAAGAATGGTAGTGAACTCCCCATCCAAAAATGCATTGCCTGTCGGATCCACAAGTTGTACATAGAAACGCCCATCGCCGACAGATTTGGTGACTTTTGCATAGTAATCGAAAAGAGCATCAGCTTCTTTCAATTGAATTTTATTAGCTTTTGAACTCATTTCGGTTCCTTTACGACCTCGCTTGTATTTGTTTCCACCGAGTGCATTTGGCATGATATATGTTTCTTTTAAAAAATGAGTTTATCTTTAAATTATCATTGAATCGTTTGGTGCTTGGTAATTTCTATGACTTCATTTTTTATTTCACCGCGAGTTTTATTATCTAATTCCATAAGTACAGAGAAATCCTTTAAAGTAAATATTTTTTCTAAAGGAAATTAAACGCACTTGTATGGACCCTTTGATTAAACTCCAAGCCAGATTTCGGGCAAAGAAAGATTTGCATAAATACCTGTGGACAAGGATTTTAAAACTGAAGAGTATCGTTCTTGTTCTGCTTGACGGTGTCAAAGGAAAGACGAATGTCCAAGATGCAAACAGCAGCTTATCTGTCCACAGAACGCTTCAAGCTCAAAGTATTGCCACTGGATTAGAAGAGCAACTAAAGCTGCTACTTGACCTCGCCGAAACAAAACGCAAATTTATCGAGAGTTTAAAAATTGCCGAAAATATCCATTCTTCCTTGAGGCTTCTGCTTCAGATGATTGGTGGTATACGCCTTGAGCTTATCTTGGCTCTTGAACTCGATATGTCCATTGATTCCATGAATCATTGGCTTAACCTCTTGAATGCAGAGTTTCTTATTCAACAGTACCAAATGTTCAATAAACAAGACGAGGGCTATGTCGAATATAGCAAAAAGGATACTCGCAGCATCATTTCAAAGACAAAACTTCGAAAGACCAATCTTCCTGGATTCATGAAAATGAAAACCGATTTAAGTGATTTGGTTGAATCAAAATCGTTACAAGAAAGACACCAGAAACATTTTGAGCAAATTACACCTGCTAATCCGATTATTGCCATCCAAGAAGGAGAAGATGTGACCTGTTCGCTCCTACGATTTTATTTATTTGTGAAAGATATTCATGGAGAGTCAATTTATCTAACAATCGCTGGTAAATTCAAAGAAGATTATTTTCAGCATTTTCAGCTGTTGCCAATGTCGACTATACAAAAGCGGTTCCAAGTGATCAAACAAGAAATCCTCGCAACTTCTCATTGTCCAAAAGCTTTCATTGAGAGATGGTTTTCGATATTGACACTCGAAGATATTCTCGTTCGATCCGTTCAAGACTTGGAGATCTCGTGCTCCAAAGCTTACTTTTACATCACCAAAACAAAGTCTGTTCTCATTTCTAATATCATCAAAGAATTCCTAGGTGCAGATCCAAATGTTCAACGAGATATGCTGATAGCTTATTATCTTTCTGACGATGATTCAGACACTGCGTACATTGGGTTTATGCTTGTCGATTTGGTCATGTCGGACAATGTATTTTCAGAAAAACGGAAAGTATTGAACGATGTCATTTCTTCAATTCCTTGGATCATTCGGAAAAAAATCTTAAAAAGCCTAGATAGCCGTGATATGACACATATGCGTATCACGAGTAAACTTAACGCGACAGCAGAGAATGGAGATTCAACATCACAAGAACCAGAACTGTCGTATGAATCAAGAATTTATCTTTTGAAAGCCCCGCAAAATGTGAAGCGAAAAGCGTTTGACAAACTGAAAGAGTTACAGAATCGAACGGGATCGGATAGTCAGAGCAAAGCACAGCAGTATCTTGACGCGCTGTTGCGTATTCCGTTTGGTTGTTACAAGAAAGAACCAATATTTGCATTTTTGGGACAATTCAAGCAAAGTTTCATCGATATGATCGACAAATTTGTTTCATTCAAAGAAAAAGAAAAGGACACTAATAATCGAGATTTGTACCTTTTCGCGAAGGAGAAACTTCACCAAAAACCAGTGGCGTCATTGACATTTACAGACATTGATTCTTTTTTCTCCCAAATGTATGTTACGAACTCAGAGAAACCAGGGACCGTTGACAAAAAACATCCAGTGCAGCAACAACCTTGGTCTCTTTACTGTCAACAAAAATCCTTAGATGAACTCTTATCTATCATACAACAGTTGAAGAAGACAGTGAGCAGCAAAATGTTAACGTATACCGTCCAAGGAAAACTTCAAGTCATCAAGACAAAAACAAAAAAGGGAAATGCTTTCGTGGCATCGTCGTTTTCTGAAATCGTGGACATGATTGCTTCGTATATGGAAGAGAAGAAGGAGACAGATCCAAGCATCTACACTCGAATTTTGGCCGAAGTATTTCCCGATTTTGTCGCCAGAAAAGAACGCTCTCCTTCCATTACAGACGAATTGGTAGATGGAATGATTCATAACATGCATTTGAAATGGGATAAATTCCAAGCAGACCGTAAAGAATATTTAGATAGCGTTCACAACAAACTCGCAGGCAGTGTTTATGGACAAGGTAAGGCAAAACGAACCATTGAACAAATGATTGCACAATGGATATCTGGGAATGGAAAAGGGGCCTGTTTTGGTTTCGAAGGTCCACCCGGGACAGGAAAAACATCTTTGGCGAAACGAGGTTTATCCAATTGTTTACTAGACGAAGAAGGCCAACCACGACCCTTTGCATTTGTGGCACTAGGTGGATCGACCAATGGAGCATTCCTGGAAGGACATTCATACACTTATGTCGGATCTCTTTGGGGTAAGATTGTCGACATTTTGATGGAAAGCAAGTACATGAATCCCATCATTTTCTTTGACGAACTCGACAAAGTTTCATCGACGGAACACGGGAAAGAAATCATTGGTATTTTGACACATTTGACGGATCCTACCCAGAACGAGGAGTTCATGGACAAGTATTTCAATGGTATAAAAATCGATTTGTCAAAAGTCCTTTTCATATTTTCGTACAACGACGTGACAAAAATCGATCCAATTTTAAAAGATCGTATACATGCTGTCATATTTGAACCTTTGTCGAAAATAGAAAAGAAAGAAGTGGCACGTCTGCATCTTCTTCCTGAAATTATGGAGGTGATTGGTGTGAGCATTTCGGATATTCAAATCAGTGAAGAAGTGATTGATTTCATTATTGACAATTATACATATGAAGGAGGAGCTCGTCGTCTAAAAGAACATTTGTTTTTCATTGTGCGAGAAATGAATTTGCGACATCTCAGTTCTCCGACTTCTGTATTCCCTGTAGCTGTGACTGTAGACATGCTCAAAGACGATTTATTCAAAGAAAAGGCATTACACAAAGAAAAAATGATCATTTCTTCTCCAACGATTGGTGTCATTAATGGTATGTACGCTTCTGGAATCGGAATTGGCGGTGTGACCATGATTGAATGTTTTCGAGCACCATCGACAACTCCACTAACACTAGAATTGACTGGCAATCAAGGCAAAGTGATGAAAGAGAGTATGAGTGTTGCAAAAACAGTCGCTTGGAATCTCTTGTCAAAAGAAAGACAAGAATTGCTGCAAAGTGAGTGGAAAGAGCATGGTACGTGGGGGATGCATTTGCACTGTCCAGAGGGGAGCGTGCCCAAAGACGGTCCTTCCGCTGGTACAGCTATCACGCTCTGTATTCTGTCATGCATGTTGAAATTACCGATTTCAAACACGATTGCGATTACTGGTGAAATCGATTTAAATGGACGCGTTTGCCAAATTGGTGGTTTGGCAGCCAAAGTCAAAGGCGCGAAAGCGGCTGGTGTGAAAAAAGTATTTTTTCCAAAAGACAATGAGCACGATTTACAACAGATTCTTATTTCCGATGATAACCCCTTTGTACCTGGAGAGTTTGACTATGCTTTTGCGGATACCATACAAGATATCTACAAGGATGCGTTTGGACTAAATAACTACGATATTTATTTCGCATAAAACAAGCTACTAAAAGAAACAAACTGCTTTGTATTGCCCTTGTAATTTATGCTTTAAACGCCAAAGCGGACTTTCGGGAAAATGTATGCGTATGTCACGCAATTCAAGAACTACAAGTGACGGAATCGTATTCAACACTTCATTCACATATATTTCGACGTACGATTCAAGTACACATCTAAGAGAAAGAATTTTTAGTTTGGATAAATTCTTCCAAAACTCACAGATCATTTGACTTTGTGCCCCACACAAAGAAATTTGATTCAACGTGTTCAAGTTGATCTCTTCAAGGTTCGTATGACTGCCAATAAGCCGATAAAATTCCATAAAATTTCTATAAAATGGCCTGAAAGGACAAGATTTAAGAAAAAGAAGGACGCGAAGTTTCTTCCAATTCAATTGACTGAAGATCGTAAGAAAATTTGTTCTAAATCCACCGTTCCATTCCAACGACTTGACATTCGGGAATGAATTCAACAATGTAACCATTTGAAAAGTAGCAAGATCGTCTAGCTCATTCAATTCGATAATGATGGATTGGATAGCTGGAGCGCTTGCTTGAGGATCATGTCGATATTCCAGCAGTGTAGATTCGTCAATGACAAATGTTGACAAGGGAAGCTTCCATTCAAACACTAGCTGAAAAGAGGTCGCATCTTCAGAATGCTGCTTCCAAAGATCAAAGAATCGTTGATCGCTGAAATATTTGCAACATACAAACATTTTACGAAAGTCATCATGACTTAAGTATGAATGGATCATTGAAAGCATTTGATCTCCAAGTTTCAGCATTTTCGTCTTTACCTCAAACAAATTGTGAAACGTCGATATGAAAACCACAATAAAAAACGAATATGTTGAATTCTACATGTATCCATTATGAAAAAGCGTATCGGCATACTCATGAATTGCCATGGCGAAGAAATTCAAGGGTTCTTATGCAGAATCAAAGAAGTAGTACAAACATACGATATAGTGTATATTCCTACCCATTTACATTTGAAAACAGACGAAGGACTTTCACCACTTTATCTGTGCGATATTATCCTACTAAATAATGTGAAGCATTATAAGCACTTAACATGTGACTCGATTTCAAAAAAAATGAAACAAGGCTGACAACTAATTAAAATAGAGTTCATTCGGTTCATTGGTTTCTGGCCACTTGAAGCGTATCCAAATCATTTATTGATTTTTGACAAGATTTTATCGAGGTCCAAATCTTTTGGCGACTATATGGACACAAACGTGGACAACGAAAAGATTCTCGATCATTTCCATAAAGGTTTGGAAATTCTGCGGCAATTAGATGAAGAGTCAGATATTAAATTTTATGATTTTTTTATGTGTAATTATCAGAAGAAGCGTCTGTTTCGAGATTCGGGACACCCTTCACATGTACTATATCGACATATCGTGAAAGAAATCGTATCTAAACTAAATATCAACGTCAATTCGATTGACGACATTGAAATGGATTATCACGATGGACATTTCTTCCGATATAGACATATTTTACCGTGCGTTACAAACTGTCTTGGGCTTCAAGAACCTACAAATTTCCAATTTTTCGGAAAATGGAGAGACAGCGAAGAATTGTTTTATTTTCTGAAAAGCGTTTCGGAATGTCTTAAGAACGACGAAGTGTATAAGAGAGGAATCAACTGGTGACAACTTTACAGATCCAACATCAATGTCCCGTAAGTTTCTTCCTCTTCTGCATCTTTTTCTCTACTGTGTCCTAACATCCGGTATCCAAACACGCGAACATCGTCACGTAAGAGATTTACCCAATGATCATTTACATTGTTCATGTACTTTTCTACATGAAAATCAACACATAACTTGAATACGAATTGATATGTGACACACAAAATCCCTTGTATTCGTCCCTTCCATGTACTGCGAATAAACGTGTAAATTCGCCTTTTTGAGTATTTTACCACCCGTCGAAGAGTCCGGGTATTCGGCACGCCATCGATCAAATTAATATTGTGCTGAAGCGCGAAAGAGGCGTCTTCTGTTACATCGGCAAAGTATTCTTGTTTGATTCGATCGTATTGAATAGCAATCTGTGTACATGGTAGATCACATGATCGTAAATGTATGTCAACCGTATTCCTCCGAGCTTTGATAAACTGAAGTTTTCTTCGTTTTTCAAACGTTACCTCAACCAGGTAATCATTACTTTTAATTGCAAACTCCGAAAAATATTGTTTTAAAAGTACTCTGATTTGTCTCTCGTCAATATCCGGACCTTCATACTTGTCCAAAAAATAAAGATCAATATCCGCATCGGCGAATTCGTGCCATAAAATGGACTCAGGTCGGCCGCTAGTAAACTGTTTCATAATCAGATAGGATATACTTCCTCCAATGATAACATGGGAGAAATTCAGCATAAAATCCTGAATGAACATGCTCAGCATAAAATCTTCTTTGACCGCAATCAATAAAAATTCACAGAACGTTTTAAGGACATGTTTCTTTATTCGACGATCAGCGCGATTCTGCAATTGAATGGCACGTTTTCCTACGAAACGAAACGATTTATTAAGAGTCTTTAGATCAATAAAGTCAACGATTTGAAGCAAGAGCTCATTTGGTAATGAAAGTAACATTTTTATGACCCATTTAGTGTAAGTGAGTATACCGCGTTGTTCCAATATCATTTTTTCGTGGATCTCAGAAGGGAGATTTCTGACTACTCAATAGCAACTGTGAAGCGCGAAGGTTACGATTTGCAGCCACATGGTCGCGCTGAAAGAGTCGTTTTTTCCTCTCTTCTTCCTCTTTTTCAGCTCTTTTCTGCTGTTCCTTCATGTATATTGCTTCTTCAGGGGACAAACTTCCAATATTGCTCCTAGCCATCTCATATTCTTGCACAGAACGGTACTCTTTGCGTCGAGGAATAGCATCTGGGTCAATCAAACAAGTATTTGTATGTGCTTTTTTCAAATCGACATATTGCAAACGCGTTCCACCAGTGAAATCTTCAATGTCGTTTTCGCCCAAGTATGAGTAGCCACAGGAAGTTGATGCAACTTGAAATGCTTCTGGTACCAAAATGACTTCTTGACTCATTTTCGAAACAGGACGACTTTTTGCAAATTGGTCGTTGAAATTTGAGGAAGTTACAGCTTTTGGGTCTGGGGTTCTTACCGCTTCTTGTGTTTGTCCTCGAAACCAATTTTCATAACCCTGATCGTGAATGTCTGCAACTTTCGTTTGATTGTACACTTCGTTGAATTTATCGACATTGAAACGTGCATTAGAGTCGGAAAAAATAGTCTTTGCCCCTTGAGTGCTTTGATTTCGAACATCTTCTAAACTTTGTTCTTTCATTTTGTCAAACATGGACGTTTGTGCGTCGCGGGCCGTGGCATAAATTCGCAAGATGTTATATTGCTCCATGATGTAGTCGAAAATGAGTTTGTCACCGCCACGATCTGGATGGAATTTAAGTACCAACGTTCGAAATACCCGTTTCAATTCTTCGATCGTATAATTTTGCGACAGCCCAAAAGCATTGAGAGCTACGTCTAAAACATTTTGCGTCGTCATTTTATATGAATTTCAAAAGATAATTATGAGCCGCAAATGATCGCGACAAGTTTAATCAGCTGAACAAAGGTCTTTCAAAAGCCGTCGCTGTCCGTTGAGCCGTTGCAGCCGTCGATTTTTCAAGACCTTGACTAACGACACTGATCGTATTGGATGCAGCGGAAGTCTTGCATTCTGCCGCATTTTGTTTGCCATCGGTTGATTCCGAGGAACAAGCGACGCCGGGAAACACTCCATAACTTGTTTTTACTGGTGGTGTGTACTGCACGTCTTTTCTGCGAAGCTTTTTAGGTTTCAGCACAAAACTTGTACGGCGGAAAAAACCTAGATATTTCAACATGTAATCATCCACAATTTGGAAATTCATGGCGACAAATTGACAACCAAGTAGAACGGGAACCGCCGGATCATTGTTGATTGTATACTTATTCAAAAGCATTGTCGTCACGTCGTCTGAGGCAGTTGACGTACTTGTCGAGGATGTCGTCACTGTTGATGTAGATAACATTGCTTGATTTGAGTTTCCAAGATACGCCTCTGTGGACAAATTCACGTAATAATACAAACTACTTCTCACGTAAGTCAAACTTCGCCGATTGGAATTGATCAGTTCTTCCGGACTGACCATGTTCTTTGCATCGAGCCATTCTTTTTCTTTCATGCTAACATAAGACAACGCGTTTGTAATCTCGTCTAAACTTGTTGTCAAGGCTCGGTATGCCGTCGGATACCCAACTTGTCGAACCATAATGATGACTTTTCCATACAGTTCGCACATGGGTACTTTACCTAAATTGGTGCTCTTATAATGGTATTTTGGCCCTAGCAGCTTATCCTTAATGAATTCGTTGAAATAGTAGCGTACTAGAATCGCGATCTGATCACAAGTTCCTTTTGTCATGGATGGGTGGATATTCAAGTGGAGAAATAAGGGATCTTTGAGGGCAATATCGGAAGGATTGCTTGTTCCAGGAAACCATGTCTTGACAATCGTTGCGAGACAGTCCTTGAAAGTCACGTAGTTGTGCTGCATATTGTAATTGCCACGATCAAGTGCGATGGTGACAATAGGAATTGCATTTTTGGCATATGTGAGTGGAAAAATATCGAAATCCAGACATCTTGCCCCTGCATTCAAGGCTATTTCGATCATTTTGGTACTCACATAACTGTCGAACTGGTAATTCACGACGCACGTTTTATTGCTCGTCATTACATAAAACTCGGCGAGAATAGGTGCTCCTATGGCCGGGTCAGGATTGCCATTGCATTTTACTTTTCCTTCCAAAGCAGGTGTGCACGTGAAATCAGCCCCTTTGCCATCTTTGCCCATGGACGCATCTGTGCGATACGACGCGTCGTAAAAATTGCTGCAGGTAGCAATGCGTGCTCGTTTTGGAAGTGTGTTATTGACATAATAGGTTTCTAAATCCGTAAGAACAGACATTTTGTCCACCTGTTCACATACGATTTTGTTGTAGGTGGTTGCATCGTCTACAGATTCGCAAGTGCTCGACGTGCAAACTGGATCGTGGCATTTAAAATAAAGGTATCCGTTCATGATAAATATGGAAACAATGACTAAAATCATGATCGGTGGTGAAAGTGTGTCGTAGGTTGCTGCCATTTCTTCTCCCATTTGAGATTTCAGTGCGAAGAAGGCAATGTTGCAAATAAACACGGCGTTCAGGAGCCCAAGTAGAATTTGAACGGTGGTTCCACCCGATGACAAACATCCGGTGTAGCTAGGGTAATAGAATATCAAAGCAATGACTACGTAGCAGATGTAAATCATGCAACCCAGGACAATGATGTAATCTTTGTAAAGAAAGTCGCGATAACCTTGCGAGAATTTCCTGGTGAAATCAAGAATTACTTCTTTGTTGAAGTTCACAAATTCATTGGCTCGTTGTGTGAGCTCGTCGGCGTTCATTTATCTATTGATGTACTCTTGAGAGAAAAAAACAAATGAAAAACGACGGAAAAAAATATGGTAGTATTCTTTTAAATCATCATGCAAATTTCTCTACCCTTGACATTGACAGACCCATTGATTTGGCTCACTGTGCTAGCACTCGCAATTTACCTGGCAGTTGTCAATCGAGATAACGTGCCCAATTTCTTCAAATCACCAGTCTTCAAAGGAATCCTTGTTATCATTACTTTTCTACTGCTTTCTTTTGAGCCCGTCGTCGGGACTCTGTTTGGAATCATTGTCATCTCATCCTTGGCGTACTCGGACTCCTATCAACAGATACAAGAAGTAGAGGTTGAAGAAGATGTAATCGCCCTCAACATTTCCTCTGAAGAAGAGAAACACCCGAATGAAAAGGTAGGATCGACTTCTTCCACCCATTCACCGGCCATTGAAGACGATATGACCTTTGCAACGATTCCTTACACCTCTTATGTGACTGACGAATATGGAGATGCACTTGTTTTGAAAACTGCATCAAATCAATTCTTGGAACACTTAGAATCCATCCATTGAAAAAATGATTTTGTCTAGACTTTCTACAAAAAAGGTCAGTCGGGAACTTGGTCATTAATGGAGGAAAATGACGTCTATACTATTTGAGCAGGTAGAGAAGCGTTACGAACACGAATCTGATTGGATCGATTGTCAATATTCCAATCTCAGTGATGTTCGTTTCAACATTCATATACCAACGTCTTCAGTGACAGACAAATGGATGTGCGATATGCACGCGCTTTTATGTCCGTCAAATCGTGTCATCCATCCTCCATCTTCCTCATGTAGAAAATGGAAACTGTTTTTCCTGAATTCCGAAACAAGTGAAACTATTTTTTTCGACCAGACAGAATCCAGAAGATCGAAAGGTGAATTCAAGAAAGCCTTGCAAATGAAACTTAACATGCAATGTCGATTTATATTGTTTGTATCTTATCAGTGGAAATTCCATGCTGCAGATAGCAGTGGTTGTTTTTTCACGATTCAACAGTTACAGTACAAACATGTTGAAAATGAAAACGAATTTCTGTTTCTGAAAGATCGCGTTGTCAAAGAATGTGGTGTATCATTGTCCAAGCGATGCGATGTGTCCAAGCCGACCAATGTTAAAGTCAAAGCAAAAGAGCATCGAATATATTGTCGGTACTATAAAATGTTGGCCATGGGGGTCCCTATACCGGCAGTGAAGCAGAAAATGTCGATGGCAGGACATACGTTCGATATTGAGCGCGTGACTGCAGACGACGAAATGCCCGATGAATGGTTGAAAACACATGAAGAGAAGGAGGAAAAGGTTATAGAGGCGAATGTATTTGAAGGGGCACGGTTGCAAAAAGTAGATGTCCAAGAAATTGAAGAGGCAAAGAAATCTGCTACGACGTCATTTGGATCGAAGTTTATGATTACCTTGGATCAAATTACAAACGCTTTGATGTCTTTGAGAAAGGTTTCGACAATGTTTTCTTAGCTCTAGGACCACGTTTTCTTGATTTTTTGTAGCGCTTAAAGTGACCTGATCCCATATAAAATTCTGCATACTCTTCTACATCTTCGTCTTCGTTGGAATTAGAATAAGCATCTGTATTTGTAGGTTGTAAGATTTGTGAGACTTGTCCATTATAATTTATTACTATTTCTTTAATAGATGATGATTGATCGTTTTCCGTCGTCGAATTAAGTTTTTTTATTTCTTCAATCTCCTTATTCAAAAGCTGTATAATAGTATCCCCAAGCGTTGAGGATGATGGCGATACTACATCTCCTGTTTCATCTCCATTTTCACTACTACTGTCGCCCATAATATGTGTGCTAACGTTTCTCGTATGTAGTAAATCTTAGAAAATTATATGGAAACTTCTTTCCGGCCTTTTCTCGGTCCTCGTTTCTTTTTCTCGACTGATGTAGCAGCCGCAACTGCTGTCACGGGCACGTCCACCGCCAGAGGCACATCCACAGAATCATCCGTTTCTTCATTGCTTGATGTTACCGGGGCACAGATATGTGAACTTTTCAACTCATCTGCCGCAGCAACAATAGCAGCGACAACAACAGCAGCAGCAGCAGCTTCAGATTCGATTGTCATTGCATCGATTTTTTCCCGCAAAGCTTTGTTCGTTTGACGAACAGATTCGATTTCGGAATATATTTGGTTCAGCACTTTTATCGCTGCAGCCAATTCGTTTTCACGAAGCGTCTTGAATATGTCGAGCAATACCATTTTTTAGTTATTATTAGTATAGTGCGAAAGAATATTTATGACTGATTAATCGCAGTAGCAGCTTTATCGCCATTTTCTTTTTCAACTACGGCTTCAAGAGAAAGTACTCTGTCAAAAAGACGTAGCTGCTCTAATTTCAAATCAGCTAAATCTTGCTGAAGTTTCTGTACTGCATCATTGATCAACTTAAATTCAGTGACATACAATTCTCTTCGCACTTGTGCCATAAGGTTGTTAAAGTTTGAAGTATTGTTCATTTTCTTTTAATTTTTCAGTGAGAAAAAAACGTATTGGATTATGACGCGTTAAACTCCAGTAGATCCAAATCCTCCGAGTCCTCTTTCAGTCTCATCGGTTTCGTCAAGTGCCGCCTTTTTCACCCATTGCAACGGTGTCAGTGAAGGAGCGGCTAGTTGGAAAAGACGCGTCCCTTTCTCAATGATGTATGCATCCGATGAACGATTGTCCACTGCCACTTTCAACGTGTTTCGATATCCAGCATCGATCAAACCGACACTGTTTGCAAGACGAAGGGGAGTTTTGTAGATCGAACTGCGCGGAAGAAGCCAAAATGCACCTGTTTTCTTGTTAATATGACGAAGGACTGCAGTCACTTTCAAATCGACAAGTGCCGTAGCATTTGCATTGATGACGACCGTCTCTGGCATAAAAAGATCGATTCCGGAATCTTCATTTGAAGAACCCGTATTCGAGTAAAGTTCTGACACAGAGTCGTCACCAAATATGAACTCAAACGTCTCACGCTCTTCTTGAATACCATTGAAAAGAGACTCCAACATACTTTGAATACCTGCTCCAGGTCCACCACCATCAGGTCCACCTCCACTGAGACCTTCACCTCCGATTCCTCCCATAATGGTGCTCAGCAGTTTCTGAAAATCTTCTCCGCCTTGATTCTCTCGATTGTCGCCATCCTCTTCGTTCTCCTCCTCATACTCTTCTTCGTCAGAAGATTGTGGCTGCAAGTGCACCTGTTCTAGAATTTCCGATAAGTTATATTCCTGCATGGTATGTATACTAATGTGTAAGTTTATGTGAGTCGTATATCGCAAACAGTCTTTATATCATTTTTTTCATTCCTAACGTCATGCTACTAAGTTCAGCAAGGACAGAACCAATTTTGCGTTTCGATAAAAAGGTAAGTAATTCATCCATAGAGGTGAATTGCCTTTCCAGACGATGCACCTCCTTGAGACCAGTATTGCGCTTTCCGGTCGTACCAGTTTTGAAAACATCGTAGCCTCCAACTTTCTCAACAACACTTGCCGCCAACTGCAAGGGAACGTGCTGATCGACCAGTATGACTTCATTCATGGAATACAAGCAGTCTGCCAAATCAGCCCCTGATGTAGGAGGAAGAAGAGGTTGTTGACTAAAATCAAGAATTTCCTCCAAACAATCGTCCAAAAGCAATGGGTCGCGAGCAATTTGACGCTTCAGTGTCAATGTGAAGTATCTTTGACGAGCCTCTTTCGACGGAAAAACTTTCAAGACGTATGCAATGCGTCCCTTCGATTCGTAACCGTTGACAGCATGCTTCTCAATGGAATCAAAGACATCGCATCGTTTACCAGAATGAACCAGAAATGCCGGGTATACTTTGTCGCCGCACTCAATCACAAAATATCCCGGTTCTTTAGCATTTTGACCATGAATGGCTTGAATGTCATGACAAATCGGTTCCATATCAACAAATTCCAATTTCCAAGCATGTGTCGCATCATAGGTACCCATTCCTTGTCTTGACAAATTGTGACTCCTTGCTTGCCAATGACACATTCTCAAAACTAGGAAACAACGACTTTTCCATTTCTTCTGTCAATTCATCTTTGAGTATATCAAAATGACCCATGTGCAGAAATGGATACAACAAGTAAGATTTTGGAATCTGAAAACTTCGCCGATACCGTTGACGCAAATATCCATTGACAATCGTCACCTTGTTCTGAGTGAGCGATGTATTCCGCCCATGACCATCTTCGAGCCATTTGTCCAAACAGGCGTAAACATAAACGTCTAGATGCTTCCAACGAAGGCCAGAAAGGAATAAACGATGGCGGAATTCTGTATCTCCACCGACACGTACCGTATCGAAAAATCCAAACCTCGCAATGAAAGTAAGGCGATGAATGAATAAGGTGATTTCCGCAAGCTTTTGCGAACCGGTTTGTCTGCATCGGTAACTGCCGTAACAAGCAACTAAATTTTCTTTTCGACATGTATTGTACTGAAGTTCCAGACGAGTTGTCAACGAATAGTCATCGGCGTCGTGAAATGTAATGAAATCGCCTTTTGCATTCATGATTCCTAGATTTTTGGATACATAACAACCGACATTGACTTGATTACAAATGAATGTGACACGGATATCTTTGACAAAGTAGTCGATTATTTCCTGAAGATATGTTGTCTGTTCGTCACTGCAATCATCGATGACAATAATTTGCAGATTTGTCCATGATTGGGCGGTGATCGAAGCGATGGCAAAGGGAAGATATTTGGTACAGTTGTAGTGCGTTATAATGACCGTAATCAGTGGTTGCGTTTGATTCATACTACTTGCATCTTGCAACAAAGGAAAAGAAAACATAGTTTTGATTTTTTTCTGACACGTATACTAGAAAATATGCTACGTACTAGAAAGGTTGGGACAAAAAATAAAACACCTTTTTCGTCACGAGGAGGAGGCGTTCGGGATGCGTTTCAAAGGTCGACAGCAGCATTGCGAAACTTGTACACTGGAACGAAAAAACTCTCGAGAGATGGATTGCAGCAACTTACTACTTTTTACAAATTTCTTTCTGAGAAATTCAGTGTGATGAAGACGCTGAGACAAATGTGCGTTTCCTTGATTGTCATCGACTTATATTTATTGATGGTTCCACCAACGTACACCACTCTCTTCTGCTCATTGGCCATTTCATTTACGCATAAATTGTTGGGAACTTATTCGCCCTTATTTAAAGTTGCAGATATGGCAAGAAGTATGTTCAAAGGACGAAGATTTGCAGAGGTGAAAAGCAGTCGAGAAAATGTCAACGAGGTGGCCACTCAAGCTGCAGCAGAGGTGGGTTCACAATTGCCGTATTTGGTAGATAACATATTTCCAGACAATGCACCGATTGGCTTGAAATATTTAGCAAGAGCACTTGAAGTATTGTCATACATTCTTGTCATTTTTTTCTCAATGGTGATCATTGAATATTTCGTCGACGAATCTATGCAGAATGTCCGAAAACTTCGATTCAATGAACAAGTGGCAAATGCGATTGGTACTTTGTGGAAGTCTCTGCAAAGGATCATCCCTTCTTTGAATCAAATTAGTTACACACCATTGGTCAGTGATAGCTCTCAGTCTCCACCGACAGTGTTTGGAGGAATTTTTAAACCCTTGTATTATTCTGGAGTCATGAATTTACTCGGAAATTCGGTCCTTCTTTCATCTATTTCTAGCATTTTCAGCGATGCGAAAACTACACAGGAGGAACAAAGTAGTCTTGACGAGGACTTTGAGTAATTATAGGAACTAATTTCTCGTCAATATAAATATCTCAATAAAGATTTAAAACACACTTTTGTTAATTTCCCTCAAGTATTATGCCTGCACCTGTGTCTCGTTCAAAGAAGAATCCTGTCGCAAATGTCGCAAATGTCGCAAAGAGTCAAAAAGCTCCAAAGTCAAAGTCTAAAGTAGTCGTTGCTCGCGTTTCTCCAAAAGCATCTACTACGAGAAGTAAAGCATCGGAATCTATCGGTGAAAGCCAAGTTGCCCAGCTCGAAAAACTAGAGACTGCTGTAACTGAAGTGGCGGAAGATCTCGGAGCGTCAGTAAAACAAGTCCATACCGACATTTTCAAAGTAGTCTATGGCGGATACAAAGTCATCCGCGATTTTGTTGTCAAGGCTCTTCTTGACGAAAAACTGCTGAAATACACACTTATTCTACTGAGTTCTCTGTTTGTTGCACTTCTTTCCTTTACTGGAAGTCGTGACAATGATGACGTCGTTGTTAAGAGTTCTGAGGTGTATAAGGTTTTGGGAGGTGACAAAGATTATGACTTTAAAGACAAACTAAGGCAATTTAAGGAACTTTTAGCAGAGATGCATGAGAAACGCTTATGGTATAAATCTAATAAAGATGTCATTGATGTACTACACATTTTGAACTTTCATATAGATAAGACGACGTCCCCATTAATACGACAACCTTGGTATGAATTGCCGGTTAACAGAGTTCAAACTCCATTAATTGAATATTTTCAAAACAACGACACTTTTAAAAACCCAAACGCCTATGCAATTTTCAACTATGACTTGAACAATGTGAAACAGTTACAGTTTAAAAACCTTGAATCAGGACCAATTCGGAGCGAGAAATCCTGGTTGGCTATCATCGTCGCATCCATGACACTTGGTGCAGCTGCTTTCTCCAAGGACAGAAAGAAGTACTTCACCGCACTCATTTACAGTGCCATCATTGCAATGCTTTTCTACATCGCTCTCTGTGCCCACTACGATCCTTCATTCACTGCTGAGTCGAAGACAAAAGTTGCAACGCTTCCTAAAAATGTTCGTGATACAGTCAACAATATCATTAACCCAATTATCTCTAAGATTACTGACATGTTTAAACAAATTACATCCCAGAAAGTATCATTGATCAACACAGATGGAGATAATCCTATTCCTCCTGAGGAGGTGAACTCAAATGGAAATTCAGATGACCCGACTTCAGTTAATGCTGAAACGAAAAAAGCTGAAGATCCGCCGATTACTTCTGCTACAGAGGCCCCTGAAGAAAAACTTAAAAAAGAAGAAGAAGTCCAAACAGGAGGGGGTTCCGCCTCTTCGGAAACACTCCTATTTGTGCGAAAAAATTATATACCAATTCTTGTTTCAATCTTTTTAGTACTTGCTGGACTTGAAGTAAAGTACCCCAAAATTTTAGATAAAGGTGGTAAACTCACAGCTGCTTCTCTGTTAAAGAAATAATGTTAAAAAAATGACTGAAAAGAAGACGGCTTAACTAATTAATGAATATGAAACAGAAAAATGATGAATTCTGTAAGATTTGTCAGAAGTGCTTCTCTTTATAACCATATGACTGCTTTTGCAGGAAGAGGCAAAATGTTTTTCTATTCGACCACTGGGAAACTAGGTAGCCGAATTTCCATACCCCCAAATTTGAAAATT